AAACATATTAATTAATTATCTGAGGATAAAAACATGTCACAACTTGATTACAATGATTTGTCTGCTGCTGTAAAAGGTGCTCTTGCCGATATTGCTTTAAGTGATAAAGTAGGTCGCTTTGCTGCTGCTGACATCAATTTTGGTGTTGGTCTTGCTCAAACTGCTGTTGCAGGTCAAGCTGAAATCCCAACTGCAACAGGTTTTACCTTTGAAGGTATCGCTGTTCAAACAAACAAACCAACACCAAATTCAACAGGCATTGCTCTTTATGAAGCAGGTGAAGAAATCACTGTGTTGCGTAAAGGTCGCATTTGGGTATATGTTGAAGAAGCAGTTGCAGTGAATGATGATGTTTATTTGCGACACACTGACAATGTTGCTCTGTTAGCAGGTGATTTCAGAACTGATGCTGACACTGCAAAAGCAGACCAAATTACTAATGCTCGATTCATTACAGCAACAACTGCTGCCGGTCTTGCAATGGTAGAAATTAACTTACCTTAATCAATCTGATAGGTAGATAAACTTAAACTTTAATGAGGAATAAAAAATGAAATCACGTTATCTATTAGATTGCATTCGAGCTGCTACAGAGCTTGGTATTCAAACTGCTGATGGTAATGCTCTTCACACTGATGCAGGTGAGTCTCTATTTTTAGAGCGTCAACTTGAGTCAGTTGAATCACGTCTTTATGAAAAGAAATTACGTGAACTGAAATACCGTCAATACTTGCCTGTAACTGGTGTTGCAGGTGCAGGTGCTGCTGTTGTTTCATACTACCTTTATACAAAGGTCGGTATGGCAAAGATTATTGCAAACCCTTCTGATGACCTTCCGCGCTCTGATGTGTTTGCAACTCGACACACTCAGCAGATTCACAATGAAGGTACATCATTTGGCTACAGCACTCGTGACTTGCGTCAAGCAGTCTTTGCAGGTGTTCCACTTGACACCATGAAAGCTGATTCAGCTCGTCGTGCGATTCATGAACTTGAAAACACACTTGCATGGAACGGTGATACCTCTCATGGCATTGTTGGATTTTTGGCTCATCCGAACATTCCAACTGTGCAAGCACCTCTTGATGCAACTGCTGCAACTCGTGAATGGTCTGGTAAAACACCTGATGAAATCATTGATGATATTCGTTTGATGACTTCAGGCATTCGTCAGGCAACTCGTGGTGTTCATCAAGGTAATGTCCTGCTGCTGCCTATTGCACAGTATGACATCATTGCTTTGACTTCACGCGCAACCTTCAGTGACATGACCATTCTTGAGTTTGTCACTAAACCAAACAACAGTTTTGGTCTGACCAAAATTGATTGGTTGATTGAACTTGAAGGTGCAGGTACTGGCGCAACAGATATGGCTCTTTGTTATGAGCTTGATGATGAAGTTGTGCAAATGCATATCCCCATGGAAATGCAAATGTTGCCACCTCAAGCACGAAACATGGAATTCATAATTCCTGTTGAAGCTGAAATTGGTGGTGTTGTTGTTCGATACCCTCTTGCTTGTCGTACATTGTACGGCATTTAACCTAGTTAGGCAGTCGAGCAAGGAAGCTCGGCACCTACTAACTCTAAACAATAAAGGTAATAAATATGTCTAACAAAAATGCTGTGGTAATTTATAATGGTGCGCGTCAACATTCTTTCTCTGCTAAAAAAGATTGTCTCGTGACTCTCAATGCAGGTTCAAATGTTGTTTCAGTTGAAAAGCTTGAGCGTCTTACTGGTGAAACTGGTGATAATGAACTTGATGCAATGAAGTCTCAGTCATTCATTGATATGCTTGAATCAGGTGAGATTCAGATTGTTGATGAAGATGCAGTTGTCACTGCTGAATCAGGAAAGAAAGATGACACAACTGGTATCAATACTGGCACAGGTGATGCAATTGAAATCGACATCACAAAGCTTGGTGCAAAAGACGGTATTGCATTGATTGAAGGTGAAGCTGATGCTGAGAAAGTTCAAGCTTATCTTGATGCTGAAAATTCTGGTGAACCGCGCAAGTCTGTTGTTGTTGCTGCTGAAAAAGCTCTTAAAGCTTTAACTGCACCACCAAAAGAAGACGATAAGTAAACATCATGCTTGCAAGTCTTGATGACATTCAAGTTGTTGCTCAAGATGATGACTTCATTCAGGGACTGGCTGATGAGTCAGCCCCTGAATTTTCATTAATATCTGAGTTTGTTGACCTGCTTGTTCCTGAAGCAAAGTATGGTAAGAACACAAAGCTTGCTCAAACATATCTTGCAGCGCATCTTTTCAGTGTCGCCGCTACAGATGCAGGTGGTCGTGGCCCTGTATCTTCTGAAACAATTGGTGGCGTCTCAAGGTCATGGACATTGCCTTATCTAAATCAACAGACTGTGCTTGCTTCAACTCAGTATGGCCTGATGTTCATTGAAGTAAAAAACTCAACAATACCAAATCTGATTGTGGTGTAAATCATGCCTGCTTCTGTCACTTTTGAAGACAAAGACATGGGCATGCAAAGAGTGATTGATGAAATCAACACTGAAGGTGGTTTTGTTGACACTGGTGTTCAATCAGATGAAGGTGAAGAGCTGCTGATAATTGCAGCAGCAAATGAATTTGGCACAAAGAACATTCCTGCAAGACCATACATCAGAGGCGCAATTGACAGCAATGAAGCCGAGATTCAAGAGCTTGCAATCAGATATTCAGGTGAAATTCTTGATGGTACAACTTCAAGATATGAAGCACTCACTTTCATGGGTCAATTCATTGAAGGTCTTGTGAAGCGGTATATGGTGAATCTGAGAGAACCACCAAATGCACCTGCTACAATTAAAAAGAAAAAGTCTGATAATCCACTTATTGATACAGGCAATTTGATTGGCTCAATAAGATACGTTGTGAAGGAAGGTGAAGCATAATGGCTGCTGCAATGATAAAGACGATTAGAAGAAATGCAAAGACGTATTCTCTGAAACTTGCAGGTGCAAATACTTATGGTGATGATGGCTTTGCAACTGAGGCCGTAACAGCGGCTTCAGATATAAAGGCACATATTCAACCGGCTGGCGCAAAGGAGTTAAGAAATCTTCCTGAAGGTCAAAATACATTGCAATGGATAGTTATATGGTCTGAATCGAACGTTCCTGAGAAAGCAGAAATTACTTATGGCGGTGTTGCGTTCACAATTCAAAAGGTTGAATACTGGGATGATGGCGGATTTTATAAATCAATGGCTGTCAAGGCAACTGATTAATGGCTATTATATTAATAACTGATTACGCAGCAATGAAAGGCGCTCTTTTGCAATGGTTGCGCGAACAATCAGGCGCCAGCATGGGTAAAGCTATTTTTTTAAATCAGGAAACTGATAGACCTGATAGACCTTATGCAACATTACAAGTAATAGCTGATAACATCAAAACAGGTGATGATGACATCAGACCAGAATATGACGGCGGCGTACCTGAGTTAAAATACAGAACGGTTGGCCTTCGTGAAATGACGGTCAATGTTCAGATTTATACTGAACCTGCCGGATTAGTATCTGACATTGAAGCTGCTGACAGATTGAATCAAGCATTAATTACTCTTGACCATCCATCAATTCATAAACAGTTCAATGATGCAAATATATCAATTTTAGGGCATACTCCTGTTATTAGATTAGATGAGCAACTAGGTGAACGATGGGAAAGAAGAGCATCATCAGATTTAAGAATTTTATATACCGCTGAATCTGTTGATGATGGCAGTTTTGGGGAATGGGTCGAGCAAGTCGAATATCCAACGAGGGATAACGGAAACTTAATAGTAAACACATAGGTAAATAATCATGACAAAAGTAGCGGACGTAGCCAACGTAGTTATAAACATTGCAGATACACGAATCACAAGACTTGGATTCGGAACAATATTAATTCTTGATACTCTTGCATCATCTGTATTTGCAGAGCGTGTAAGAACTTATACTGACATTTCATCAGTGCTTGTTGACTTTGCATCAACAACGAAAGTTTATAAAGCTACCGCTGCAATCTTCTCACAAGATAGAGCACCAACTTCAATCAAAGTTGGTCGGCATGAAACAGGTGATGCTTCAATCACTGCTGCACTTGATGTGATAGCTGCTGAAGACAATGCTTTTTATTGTATTGTTACACCATTGAAATCAAGTGCTGAGATTGTTGAAATTGCAACTTGGACTGAAACACAATCAAAAATATTCTTAGCAGGTTCTTCTGATGCTGATGTCGTCACTGCTGTTGATACTGACATTGCTTCATTGTTGCAAGCATCAGCAAGAAACAGAGCTGCATATATGTGGCATCATCAAACAATTAATGATGAAACTGGTGTTGCTGTTGTTGTTGCTTCTGGTGTTGCTACAATAACAGACGCTCTTCATGGTCTGAGAGTTGGTGACCCTATCACATTAGATAATTCAGTGACTGTTGCTGTTGATGGTGACGCTATTGTTGATACAGTGCCAACAGACGGAACTTATACATTCACCACAACTGCACCTGATGCAACTGGTACTGCTGATTATTTCTCAGGTTATAACTTCCCTGAAGCTGCTTGGTGTGGTTACATGTTACCTTCTGATGCAGGTTCAGAGACTTGGAAGTTCAAGCAGCTTGCAGGCATTCAGGTGACAACAACTGTTCATTTGTCACCAACTAATGAGAATAATGCTCTTGGTAAGAATGCGAACCTTTACACGCTGCTCGCAGGTGTCGGTCATACTCTTGAAGGTGTCATGTCTTCAGGTCGGTTTATCGACATACAGAGAGGCACAGATTGGCTTGAGGCGCGAATTGAAGAAGGTATTGTCACTCTGCTGCTGAATCATCCAAAAGTGCCTTATACAGACGCAGGTTTCACAGCATTCTATGCAGAGATTGCATCTGTGCTTCAGCAAGGTGTTGATAATAATGTGCTTAGCGCTTTACTTGATGATTCTGGTGACTTTTACAGAATTGTGATACCTAAAGCAGCAGACCAAACAACTGCTAACAGACAGAACAGGTATCTGCCTAATATCACCGCTGAGGTGCAGCTTGCAGGTGCAGTTCACAGCACTCAAATCACTGTGAATGCTAAAATTTAATTAATCAAATAAAGGTGAATTGACATGCCAGTTGAAACATATAACCCAAAAGATATTGACATCATTGTTGGTGGTTTTATCATGTCAGGTTTTTCTGATGATAAAGTTACAGTCAAACGTGATGAAGATGCATGGAAAGATGAATCAGGTGCTGATGGTGAGGTTGTGCGATATGCAACCAATGACAAGCGCGGTGAAATTGAAATCACATTGCAGCAAACATCTTCAGCAAACTTGACTCTCTCAACTCTTGCAAAAGCTGATGAACTTTCAGGCGCAGGTACAATACCTGTTATTGTGAAAGACAGCAGGGGCGAAGATTTACATGTTGCGTCAACAGCATGGATTGTTCAGATACCTGAAGCAAAATATTCAAAAGGCGTTCAGGTGCGTACATGGCGAATCAGAACTGACAATTTGCAGAACTTCTTGGGTGGTGCTTAATGCTGAAGCAGCATACAGTGACAATTGGTGAAACGGATTTCATCATTGAGCAATTACCAACAACGAAAGGTCTTGAAGTGACTTTTGCAATTGCACAACTTCTGAAAGGTCTTGCTGAAGGCGCAAGTGAAGAGTTTGTTTTGAACTTCACTGAAACAAAGGTGAATATTGGTAAATCTATTGCAGGTCTGATTGCTTGCTCTGGTGTTAAAGAGACACCTGAATTCATCAAACAGCTTGTTGTGATGAGTGTGAAGAAACCTGAAATGATTGAAGATGATTTCTTTGAAGACCATTTTGCAGGTAATTATGAAGAGCTGTCTGATTTACTTACTGAGATAGTTGTCTTTAATGGATTTCATGAATTAGTAAAAAAAAATCTCTTAAAACTTACAGAGTTGCTTCAAGCATAGAGCAAGAATCTTTCTCTGTTCATCCACTAATTAAGAGAGTCATCAATTCAGGATATGCAAAATATTATGAGCTGATGAATTTAATGAGCCTTGAAGATGTCATTGCTTTGAATGTAATGCTTGATGAAATTGAGGAATAAAAAGTGCCAGTTTTAAGAGAGTTAATTTCACGTTTTAGCTTTGAGACTGATAAGAAGTCTGTAAATAACTACCAAAAAACTATTGGCAGTATGCAGAAATCAGCACTTAAGCTTGGTTCAATTCTTGGTATTTCTATCGGCGGCAAAGCTCTTTTTAATCTTGGTGTTACAGCAAAGCAAGCTGAAGAAGATTTAAGGATATTCGCAGGCACTAAATTAGATGACTTGAATAACAGTTTATCTATTATGAGGCAACGTCTTGATAATGTTCAGCGTGGAGCATCAAATATTCTAAGAGAAAAAACAGTCAATGTTCTTGCTTCATCCTTTCTGAAAGATTTTGGAGAAATGAATAATGCTGTTGAAATATTCATTTTATTTCTTGAATCAGCAGCATTAAAATCAATTTCATCAGGAAAATCCATACAAGATGTTTTTGCGGGAATTGCTGATGCTGCAAAAACTGGCGGCTTAGAGGGTCTGATAGGTTTAGGAAAATTTGATGTTGCAAAGAAAAGAGAAAGAGAGTTTGTTCTTTCTACTATTGACCCTGCTGACCCAACTGGAAGAATAGGTCAAGAGCAAAGATTTTTTGAAGTTTCATCTATCATTGCAGGAAATATTGGAGAGCAGAGAATACAGGCTTCAAATGTTAGCAGAGAACTTGTTGCTCTGAAAATAACAACTCAAAAAGTTGCTGATGTTACAGACAAAGCATCTGAAGCAGCAACTATCGCTGGATTAAAAACTGCTGAAGCAATATTTGATACTGTAAAAGAAAACAAAGAAGCTGTTGATAAAGGCGAAAAAACATTATTTGATGCTACGAAAGAGGGTATTTTAAATTTCTTTGGCAAAGGTGTTGAGCGAATAAAAGAAAGAAGAGGCATTGCAACACAAAGACCTATTGAAGTTAATATACCAACAACAATAAATGTCAATGAAGCAACTGACGCTGAAGGCGTAAAAAGAATATTTGACCAAAACAATAGGCAAATGATTGATAATGCTAAAAATCAGATTATAAGAAATGGTGATAATCAATGAGCTTTGGTAATTTATTTGTTGTTTTATCTTCAATTGGAGACATTGAACTTGATGTGGTGCTTAATGAAGAGCATGACTTCAATACTCGTGTAACAAGAAACCCTGTTGAAGACGGTTCTGAATATTCTGACAATGTTGTTATCTTGCCTGTTATATTAAATATGACAGCTCGTGTTTCTGATGCTTCAATGATTCCACTTGTGCCTTCATTTGGAAGCAAATCAATTGATGCTTACAATGCGCTTGTTGAGCTTCAGTTGAATAAAGAATTAGTTTTGATTGGAACAGGAATAAGAACATTTGAAAACATGTTCATTGAAAGAATCACTGTACCAAGACAATCAACTGATGGTAATTCAATTAGATTTGAAATGACTCTTGCAGAGTTATTAATTGCGGGCAGTGATGCTAAAAATAATAGAGACTTGATAGCTGAAGACGTTATTCATACAGCTCTTCCAACTGTAAATGCAGGAACTGTTCAGAAGGTAATTTCATGAGTATTTTTATTATTCCTGTTCAGAATAGAACAGACGCGAATATACTTACAATTGAATTATCTGGCGATTTTTATCAGTTAAAATTTGAGTTCAATGCAAATGAAATGATGTGGTATATGAGCATAATCAAAGGAACTATTGAAATAATATCAAGTGTAAAACTTGTCTCAAGTGATGATCTTCTTTCTCAATTCAGGGCTTACGATATACCAAAAGGCAAGATATTTGTTGAAGATAAAGATGGTTTATTTTCTGACCCAAATGAAGAAAACTTTGGTGAATCAGTATTTTTAAAATATGATGACTTGTCATGAATTTCAAAAGAGCAGTTAGACTTTCTTTTGAGGGTGTAGATGTTGACCCTATAACTGACTTGAGCATTATTTTTAATGCAGACAAAGCAGATGGAGAGCAAATGAATTCTGCACTGATAACAATATTTAATTTAAGCCCATCATCAAGAGCATCATTAGTTGTAGCAAGACCGGCAAGAAATATAGGTGAAGCGTCACCAATAAAATGCAGGTTGTTTGCAGGATATGAAGATAATTTAAAAGAAATAATAGCAGGCGATTTATTTTTATCGAACAGCACAAAAGACGGTGAAAACTGGGTGACAACATTAGAAATATATTCTGGAATATACTCAGCAAACAAAGCAAGGCATATTGCAAGCTATGACGGAAAGACAAACGCTAAATTTATATTAAACAATATGCTTGCACCTTTGAAGATTTCAATTTTATATACTGAAAAAGCTTCTGAGATTATGAAAAATAAAACTTATTTTGATTTCAGTGAATCTGGCATGGTATGGCGTTCAGCTACAGTTTTTCTAAAAAGCATGAATTTAGGGTTCACTATAGAAGAAGATGGAATCGGTCTTGTTTATGAGCTTGACAGTCCAAGAGAAAAAGACGCACCAAGAACAAGTGACAATGCTTTCAATCAAGGCAATGGGCTTATTGGTTCGCCTAAAGTTACAGCAACAGGTGCTGAAATTGTTTCTTTATTAAGACCTGAGATTCAACTAAGGCAGTCGATTTATATTGAATCGAAAACAATAGGTGAAACTTTACAGAAAGATGAGCTTCTTTCAAATAAATATTATGTAAAATCAGTAAGGCATCAAGGTGATACGCATTCTGATGATTGGTTTACTTTCATCGAGGCTTACTATGCTGATTTACAAACTGAGTTTATAACTAATGTCTGAGCTTCATAATTTAATAGTCGAAGAATTCAATAATTTGCTGAATGAAGTTCATGTCTGCTTGCCTGCAAAAATAGTTAAATATGATGCAGATAAAATGACATGTTCGGCACAGCCTTTAATAAAGAAAAAGTTTTATAAAAGGAAAGAATCTGAAGAACTCCCTGTTATAAATAATATACCTGTTGCATTCAATAGAACTGAAAATGCTCTTATAAGACTTCCTGTGTCTAACGGTGATATTGTTACATTGATATTTGCAGATAATGATATATCTAATTGGACTCAAGGCTCTGGTGATTTTAGTGATGCAATAGAAGGCAGAGTGCATCATATAAATGACTGCTTTGCTTTTGTTGGCGGCTATCCTATTGGAAAGAAACATGTAGCAAAGAACCCAAATGCTCTTGAAATTATAGTATCATCAGGAACAAAGCTGACAATTGGCAATGAGACAGATGAGCTGCTTGCAATAGCTCATGCATCATTTACAGAGCTGAAGACATTGACTGAGAAGCTGTCTGATACATTGACAAATATTCAAGCAATAACAGTCATTGCAGGTGGTGACACAAGTGGAACACCATTAAACTCTGCTGCTTTCGCTGCAACAAAGACTCAAGTTGATGCAGTGACAACTGCTATTAATGCACAGCTTTCAAAGCTAAACAATATTAAGGTGTAGCATGGATTTGAAACTTGAAAAACTGACAAATGATATTGCAATCACTTCAGGTGATATTGTAACAATCAAAGGTCTTGATGAAGCAGGTCAAAGAATCAGAGACAGGCTGCTTACTTTCAAAGGTGAGTTTTTTCTTGATTTGTCATACGGGGTTGACTATATCGGAAAGATTATGGTTAAGAATCCACGTACAAGTATTATCTCTGCTCATATTCGCTCTGAAATACTGAAAAGTGTTTCAGGTAAAATTACATCATTCACTTCAACTATTAAGAACAGAGTTTTGAAAGTTGAATATGGTCTGATAGTAGACGGTGAATCAATTACTGATGAGGTGACTTTGTAATGGCAATATTTGGACTGACATCATCTGGATTTATAATAAAAAGACTTGTTGACATTAAATCAGAGCTTGAAGCTTTGTATCGTTCTACTTTTGGTGCGGGAATTAAGCTAAGTCCAGATACAATTTTTGGGAAAATTATCGCAATACAATCTGATAGAGAAGCTGCATTATGGGAATTGCTCGAAGCACTTTACAATGCTGCGTATCCAAATTCTGCTTCTGATATTCAGCTTGACAGAATTGGTGAGATAACAGCTATTGTTAGAAATGCTGCAACTGTCTCAACAGTGACTGCTTACATGTCTGGTACACCTGCAACAGCAATACCTGCTGACACATTGTTTTCAGTCCAAGACTCTGAAGAGCAATTCAAGACGCTTGCTCTGGTTAGCTTGTCAGGTGCAAATTTTTCAATCTCATCAATCACATCAGCAGCAGGTGTTGCAACAGCAAATACTGCTGCTGCTCATGGTCGTACAGCAGGAACTTACCTATTCATAAATAATGCGAATGAGGATGAATATAACGGTCTTATTCAAATCATTGATGCACCAACAACAACATCATTCACTTATGCTATAGCTGGCACACCTGCAAGCCCTGCAACTGGAACAATTGATGCAGACCCTGCAACTGCTGTTGCTTGTGAGTCAGTCAATCTTGGCTCAATAGAGGCTCTCTCAGGCACACTCACAAACATTGTGAACAATATCTCAGGTCTTGACAGAGTTGAGAACTATCTTGATGCTGCGAAAGGTAGCAATGTTGAAACTGATGCAGAATTCAGAACAAGAAGAATCAATGCTCTTACAGGTATAGCGGCAGCAAGACTTGAAGGAATACGCTCTTTCTTATTATTGGTTGCAAATGTTACCAGTGCAAAAGTATTTGAGAACGTAACAAACACAATAGATGCATCAGGAAGACCACCGCATTCAATTGAGTGTCTTGTTTTAGGTGGTGTTGACCAAGATATTCTTGATGCTGTATTTGATAGAAAAGCAGCAGGAATTGAAACTTATGGTTCAGTATCTGGCACTGTCACTGACAGTCAAGGTATTGACCACACAACAAAGTTTTCAAGACCAGCTTCAATCAGCATTTGGCTTGAGCTTGATTTGACTGTTGATGCAGACTACCCTACTGATGGCGACACACTTGTTGAAGATGCTGTTCTTGCTCATGCAGACACTCTTGAGATTGGTGAAGACGTTGTTGTTTATCCTTACTTAATCACAGCTCTTGGTGGCATTGTAGGAATCACAGATGTTGTTTTAAGAATAGGAACTGCTGCTTCACCAACGCTTGATGATAATATTGTCATTGATGATGTTGAGCTTGCTTCTTTTGACTCTTCAAGAATACTTATTGCGCACGTATAATGACTATTAAAGATAATCAAGACTATACAGAAAAAGCAATTGCAAGATTGCCGAATCAGTTTATTGATTCATCAAATTTAATAAGTCTTGTCACTTTAAGCTCTGAGAGGATGCAAGGCATAAATGATGAAGCAATTAAAATGCTTGATGGTATGTCTCT